AGCATCTCAGCCTGGCGATCCTTTCCTTTTTATAACCCACACACAAAAACCTAAAACAGATCCTTTAGATTTTCAAACTAAATTAAAATTTGCAACAAAGTTTTTTCCTAATGTAACTGTTGGAGACAGTGAAGTAAACACAATTATAAAAGCACTACAAAAGCTAGAATCAATGGGCTACACAAGTATTACATATGTAGCAGGTAGTGATAGAGTTGAAGACTTTAAAAATCTTATTACCAAATACAACGGCAAGGACTATAACTTTAATAATATTAGTGTTGTTAGTGCAGGCGAACGTGATCCTGACGCAGATGGTGCTGAAGGTATGAGTGCTAGCAAAATGCGGGCGTCTGCGATGTCAGATGACTTTGATACATTTAAACAGGGTGTAGTCGATCAGTCATTAGCTAATGCATTATATGACGCAGTACGTAAGGGCATGGGACTTACCGAGCGTGAACTTAGTAAAGGCGAAGAAAAAGAAAAAGAACGTATTGTCAAAGGAATGAAGAAAGCTAAAGGCGGATTCAAAAAGCGTTATGGCAAAGATGCGGATGCAGTAATGTATGCAACAGCAACAAAACTTGCTAAAGAAGATAATGTTAACGAAGGCGATCTTGTTTTAGACAAAAGTGCGTTAGTTAATCACTTACAACAAGAAATAGAACGTTTTGCTCGTGAAGAGGATGATGTAGAAAAGTTAAGCTACATACTAAAACAACTAAGTGGTAAGAAAATTAAAACACGTAATAATAGATACTACACTATTAGCGATGAAGATATTCAAGAAGGTATTGGGCGTGTATTAAAGGGACTTAGGGGACCAGGATATTACTCATTAGACAAAGACAATCCAGATCATCCAGCAGATATAAGTGATAAACTTAGAAAACGTTTAAAGAAGAAAAAATGAATATCGAACGACTTAAAGAGCTAGCAGGTGTAAATGAATACAAAGGCTATACAGAATATACACTAGAAAACATGAGCAAAACTGCTAACGAGCTAAAGAAGAAGGAAAAGAAAAACAATATAAAGCCTGGAGATAAGGAATGGTTTGAGCTTTGGTTTAGTAAACCTTATATGACAGGAGCAACTTTTAGAGGAAGGAAGTAATGAGCTTAAAAACTTGGTGGCAAAGAGTTACTAAAGAAGAATACGAACTAATTTTAACAGTATCTAATGATACATTGGTTCATGCTGACGGAACTAGAACTGAATCTACTAAACAGGTTAAATACAAAGCAAAGAAACTTGTAAAGGTAACACCAAAGCACATTATTTTTAAAGATTTAGATAATAATAGAAACGAATTAAAATTTTTGAAACCAATAGAATATCATATTAAGAAGGTGTGGTGAAATGAAAGTAAATGAAGTAACAGAACAACAACTTATGACAGAAGCAGAATTTGACGAAGCTGCAGGTGAAAAAGATGCTTGCTATAACAAAGTTAAAAGTCGCTACAAAGTTTGGCCAAGTGCATATGCAAGTGGAGCATTAGTACGCTGTCGAAAAGTAGGCGCAAAGAATTGGGGCAATAAGTCAAAAAAATGAAGTTCGACGATTTTAAAGAAGGAACACGTTGCTGGAAGGGCTACAAGAAAAAGGGCATGAAAACCATGTTTGGCAAACGTGTGCCTAATTGTGTAAAGAATGAAGCAGAAGCACAATGCAAAGAAGGCGAATACTTTTGTAATACAGATCAAAAATGCAAACCAATTCCTGATGGTCATACAGTGGACAACGATGGAATCCTAGTAAAAGAAGATCTACGTGCATGGTTTGGCAAAGGTAAAAAAGGCGGCGCTGGCGGCGGCGGGTGGGATCGTTACAATTCAAAAGGCGAACGCATTGGAAAATGCGGAGATTCTAAACCAGGTGAAGGCAAACCAAAATGTTTAAGCAAGTCTAAGGCAGCAAGTCTTAGATCAAGTGGTGGTAAAAAAGCTATAAGTAACGCTGTGAAAAGAAAAAGAAAGAATGATCCTAATCCGGACAGACGTGGTAAAGCTAAAAATGTAAAAAATAAAGTAAAAGACAGTATTGAAGAATACGGTGTTGGCATTGTAACAAAACAAAATGCAACAAAGGATGTACCTGTTGGTGGCGAATACATGAATGTAAAAAAGCTATCATTAGATAAAAAACCTAAAAAGAAAACAAAAAAACTTAAAGCAAATTACAATCGCAATGAACTACCACAAATTAAAAACAAGCAACTTGAAAATATCAAACATACTCTTGAAACAGTAAACGTAAAAAAACTTATACCAGTACAAGAGGAACGTATAGTAGAAAACTTTAAAAAGCAAGTAGACAATATTGTTGCAGGCGAGTACAATCCAATTATAGTTGATAGCAAAAATAGAATTGTTAACGGACATCATAGATATACTGCACTACAAATGCTGGGTATTAAAGAAGCAGATGTTGCTAGGTTACCTTATACACTAGAACAAATACTAGAAGTTTTTGAAGCACATCATTTTAAAAACCCAAAAAATACTTTTCTTACAAAAGCTGACACAGCATACGATTTTCTACGTGTAGGCAAAACAATTTCTAATCTATCTAACGCAAAAAAGAGCGACAACAGAGATGAACCTGATGTAATGGTTGTTCCTTTCGGTGGCGAAAAAGAAAAGAAACACCTTAAGAAAGGCCTTAAAAAAGCAGGCTACAAAACACAAGACGCCGGTAGTAAGGGTGATGATGCACACGTAGACGAAGATGCACATAGTGGTGATATAAAAAAAGTTAAATTTGATGCAGATTTAAAATTACCAAATGGTAAAAATATAGTTTTGCAAGCAGACGATGACGAATATACAAGAGGACTTGTTATACGTAGTAATGCTGATGGCAGTTATGATTCGTACTATTGGTATAATGATCCTAAAAAGAAATATCCTATTGAAGTTCAAGTTGACGGTAAGTCAGTTAGTAAAGATGCAAAAAATGTTCACTGGAAATATCATCCAGAGCTAAAAGAAAACAGTCCTGTTGGCATGTCTAAAGACACAGCGGTTGCATTAGGCAATATGAGCAAGGATACTAGTAAAGCAATTGACAAGTATCAACAAACTAATACTACAGGCAAGACAAGTCGTGCATTTACAGACATTGAAGATGAATATCTAGACATTAGATTACTTGCTATGAAGTTAATTAAAAACGGCTTAGATCCTTACGTAGCATACTACAAAGCAAGTGAAAAAATGCAGTTTGATCCTGCTATGGTATTTGATTGGATGGGTTCAGAATATAAAGACGAAGAACTCGAAGACTTTATTCCAGTAGAATACGAACGTGATTGGATTAAAAGAGCAGAACTAGGCATGACTGAAAACTTTGCTGACGGTAAGAAAAAAGGCAAAAGTCGTCCAGGTAGAGTTAAAAAGTCTGGTGCTAGTTGTAAAGGCTCAGTAACTGATCTACGCAAACGTGCCAAAGGCGCAAGTGGTGAAAAGCGTAAAATGTATCACTGGTGTGCCAACATGAAGAGCGGTCGTTCTAAAAAATAATAATTACTAGTATGAGAATATTGTTAGCAGGGGATAGTTGGGGCTGCGGCGAATGGAAAGAATATAATCGTCTATTAGAAGGAAGACATGATGCTGTTGCCCATAAAGGTTTAGAAGAATATCTAACACAAGATAATCATGAGGTAAAAAATGTTTCTGTACCTGGGGCTAGTCTCAAAACTATACATTATCAAATAAGAATGCAAGGAAAGAAACACTTACTAGATAAAGAAGTTGAAGATGATTCTAAACCATATAAACCATATGATGCAACCTTTATTATAGTAACCGATACTCTTCGTAATATTGAGAGAGGCAAAATATGGGATAAAGCTTACTCGTACCAAGATTATGTTGAGATGCATAACAATAATTTACGTGAATTTATTGCTGATATATCTCGTATAAACAATAAAATACTTGGTCAGGTATATTTAATAGGAGGATTATCTAAAGTAACAAGTGATTTACTAAAAGACACACAACTTAAAATAGCAATACCTAGTATATTAGAATTACTTGTACCTAATAGTAAGCAACACGATGTAATGTTTGTACATCATCTTAGTACTATCAGTAAACACAACACAAACAAAAAAGCTGTAAAAAGAATATATGCACAAAATAATTTATGGGAACTATATACTAAAGAGTCTATAATGTGGCCAGATGGACACCATCCAAATAGAGAAGGACATTTTAAGATATATCAGTATCTTAAAGAGAATAAATTTTTATCATGAAGTTACTAAACACAGGACTGCTTATGGCAGTCTTTTTTTGGTTTTGGCCTATGAGACTATTTACTAGCAAGAACAACTGTTACTTTTGGACACTAGAAAAATTAATTAAAGACGGCGGTAGTATTGAATGGTATCCTTCACGTAGATGGAGAGGTTATCATGTAGTATGGGTAGACCAAGATAATGTAGCTTGGGAATATACTCGTAAAATGCATAGGCACAATCCTTGGTATACTATGATATTCTACACAGGTCATGTACGTAGATTTCGTGGCAAAAGAAAATAATAAGGATAAATATTATTATGAAAATGTACGAAATATTAGACGAAGAAGCAACAGCAGGCGGCACTAACGCAAGTAGTATGGCAGTAGTAGCAAATCCAACTGTTAAAACTAAAAAAGGTAAGTACGGTGCACCTAAGGCTCCCCAAGCTACTAAAGCAGACGGAACTGCTAAAAACGCACTAGATATGAAGGCCAACGTTATGGGCGGCAAAGCTATTAAACGATAAATACATATAGAATAACGGGAACTGTAAGATGAGAGAAAAAGAGATTACTGAAGGATTAGGCGAATTAGCAGATATTGCCGAACGTGATCACGAAGTACAAATGGCTCGTGCTGACCTTTATAAGTCTGCCAAATATGCAATTAAGCTACATGACATGCTCAAAGGTGTAAGTGAAGCAGAAGGCTTAGAAGGTTGGGTACAATCCAAAATTACCAAAGCAGCAGACATGCTCGGTAGTGTTTATCATCATATGGACTATGAGGAAAGTGGACTAGCAGACGAAGCTGTTGTAGTAGGCGAAGCAAAAAAAGACACACACTGTTCAGACAAATGCTGTGGCGCAGATGTTAAAGCAGAAGACTGTGGATGTCCTCCGACATGCAAGCATTGTAATTGCAATGCAACTAATGAATCAACTAACGAAGGTCCATTTAAAGGTGCCGGTAAAGTGATGATGAAGCGAAAGCTCAAGAAACAATATAAAAAATCAGACCTTGCAAATTTCGATAAGTCAGGAATAGACACAAGCGGAAAATCACCTGAAGAGGTTGGGGATATGAAGTCAGATTTCTATCATGGTCATATGGACAAGGCGGCTAGAGCAAAAAAAGCTATGAACCGGTTATCAAAAAAGAAAGAATCTTACAAAGAAGAACTACATTTAAAATTAGAAGGTAAGAAAAAGTTCAAATCAGCTGCACACCGTAAAGCAGTACATGCCGCGAAAGCTTCAGGCAAGAGATAATGGACTATCATGCTCTCCAGCAAAAACTATTTGAAATTGATCCTGCAGATCCTGCAGAAGATATACGCAAGCTTACTGAAATGGCTTCAGGAAAAGCATCCGTTGGATCTGAAGATTTAACAGTAAATCATTTAGAAGAAAGTGTTTCTGATATTCCAGAAGGCACTATGCCAGTAGATAAAGATTATAGTATAAGTGATTTTGCTAAACTAGCAGGCGTTCAACTTAATGAAGGCGAAAAGTTCGATAATTTTAAGAAAACTATTAAAACTGGTGCTAAAGCGGCAAAAGCTGCAGTCAAGTCCGGTGCCAGCTCTTTTAAAACTGGAGCAAAAGCAGGCTATAAAGATCCTCATAAACTAAGTCCAGCGTTTAAGGCTGCTAAAGACGAATACGATAAAGCTAAAGAGCCAAAAGTACCTACAGCCAAGCCAAAGCCTAAGACATCTAAAGATTATAAAGATGAATACAAGGCGCAACAAGGTCAAAAAGAATCGTTAAATTTTGATCAAGATTCTTTAATTGAAGCAATATCACAAGAGCTAGATGAAATATTACCAGCAATAGCAGGTATGGCAGCTAGAGGATTAGCAGCCAAAGCAGTTGGTGGCGCTGTTGACAAATTAACAGCAAATAAAAAGAACAAACAAAAACCTATCAAAGCAAGAGATCCAAATGCTCAGTATATGAATGACCTACGAAAAAGTGGTGCCGCAGGCGGTCATAAAGATAAAACAAAAACCATTCCCCGTAAACAAAAACATAAAGATACTAATGAATCCATAAAGTCCCAACTCTGGGCAGCATTAAACTCAAAAAAGTAGTTGACAACCCCTTAAAACTGTAGTATAATAATACAATTACACTAACACCTAATGGAGAAATTGTATGAGTGATCGCACCTATGGCGCTGAAGAAAAAGCTAAGTTAGAACGTCTTGTCAACGAAGGCGTAACAGTATTACAAGAAATTGAAGATTTAAGCACAGGTCTAAAGGAAACTGTTAAAGCAGTAGCAGAAGAATTGGACATGAAACCTACTCTTATTAACAAAGCAATTAAGATTGCACAAAAAGGCGATTGGGCACAACATGCCGATGCGTTTGATGATCTTGAAACACTTGTTGTAACAGTGGGTAAAGATAAGTGAATGGTATCGTTGGCTACTTCAAAGAAAGTTATCGACTAAGTCCATTTGCATTCTACTGTGAATTAGTTGAAACTATTTTCCTAGTAGGTGCTAGTGCAGTACTAACATTTACAGTACTCGATCCTGCAACTGAAATTTTTATTCCTATGTATCTCATAGGTAGTTTGCTAGGTTTGATTAGTACTGTTATACGCAAAGCGGCATTTACAATTATATTATGTAGCTGGTTTGTTGTAATGAATACAATCGCTTTAATACAATTGTTTGTGTTACAGTGATATATATTAGTATAGATTCGCTCACTAAAGAGCAAGTAAGGTTAGCGTTGGCCGCAAGCAACGAGGAGGCAAAGATTTGAGTTACGTGGACGCAATGTTCGATAGAGATTCTGATATTATTAGAGCTGTTGAACGTCGAGAAGGCAAAAGACATTTTACAGAGTATCCGGTAAAGTATACTTTTTATTACAAAGACCAACGTGGCAAGTATAAAAGTATATACGGTGACCCACTAAGTCGTATTGTTTGCAAAAACACAAAAGACTTCCGCAAAGAAGTTGCTATTAATAGAGACAAGCAACTATTCGAAAGCGACATTAATCCTATATTTCAATGTTTAAGTGAAAACTATCTTAATCAAGATGCACCTAAACTAAACATTGCATTCTTTGATATTGAGACTGACTTTGATCCAGAGAGAGGCTTTGCTGATCCAAGTGATCCCTTTATGCCTATTACAAGTATCTCAGTATACTTGCAATGGTTAGAAACAATGGTATGCTTGGCTGTTCCTCCTAAGACACTTACTATGGACGAAGCTAAAAAAGAACTTGAAGGTATCGACAATGTAATGTTGTTTGAAAAAGAAGGTGACATGATTGACACTTTCTTGACACTGATTGAAGATAGTGATATCTTATCAGGTTGGAACAGCGAAGGTTATGATATTCCTTATACTGTAAACAGAACTGCTCGTGTACTAAGCAAAGATGACACACGTAGATTTTGCTTGTGGGGACAACTTCCTAAGAAGCGTGAATATGAAAAGTATGGTAAAATAGCACAAACCTTTGACCTAATAGGCAGAGTGCATTTAGATAGTTTGAATTTATATCGTAAATATACATATGAAGAAAGACACACATATAGACTTGATGCCATTGGCGAAATCGAAGTTGGCGAGAACAAGGTCCCTTATGAAGGTACTTTGGACGCATTGTACAACAATGACTTTAGAAAGTTCATCGAATACAACATACAAGATACCGCACTACTGGACAAGCTGGACAAAAAACTAAGATTTATTGATCTTAGTAACGAACTTGCTCATGCAAACACTGTTTTGCTACAAACCACTATGGGGGCCGTAGCAGTTACAGAACAAGCCATTGTCAACGAAGCACATCATCGAGGCATGCAAGTTCCTAATCGTGCAAAACGTGATGATGAAAACACACAAGCCGCAGGTGCGTATGTGGCATTTCCGAAAAAAGGACTGCACAAATGGATTGCAAGTATGGACTTGAACAGTCTATATCCTAGTGTAATTCGTGCATTGAATATGGATCCGGCAACTATTGTTGGACAAATACGTCCTGATATTTCAGATGCTCGTGTAACAGAAGATATGGGTCTAAAGAAAAAGTCATTTGCAGGTAGTTGGGAAGGGCGTTTTAGTACAGAAGAATACGAAGCTGTTATGGAGCAACGCAAAGATGTTGCACTTACAGTTGACTTTGAGAACGGCGAATCAAAGGTAATGAGTGGTGCTGAAATATACAAAGTAATCTTTGATAGTAATAAACCTTGGATGCTTAGTTCAAATGGCACAATTTTTACAACAGAATACGAAGGTGTTATTCCTGGACTTCTAAAGCGTTGGTATAGTGAACGTAAAGATCTACAAGCACAACTTAAAAAAGCAAAAGACGCAGGCAATTCTATTGAAATTGAATACTGGGACAAACGTCAACTTGTTAAGAAGATTAACTTGAATAGTTTGTATGGTGCTATTTTAAATCCAGGCTGTAGATTTTTTGATAAAAGAATTGGTCAATCAACTACACTAAGTGGTCGAACTATTGTTAAGCATATGAGTGCAGAAGCTAACAACGTCATTGCAGGTAAGTATGATCACACAGGTGAAGCAGTAATTTATGGTGACACTGACTCTGTATATTTTAGTGCATACCCAACACTTAAAGCTGATATTGATTCAGGTAAAATTCCATGGTCAAAAGAAAATGCTATTAAGCTTTATGATCAAGTAAGCGAGGCTGTAGATAGTACGTTTACAAAATTTATGGCCCAAGCATTTCACTGTCCAGCAAGTCGTGCAGAAGTTATTGCAGCTGGTAGAGAAATTGTTGCAGAAAGCGGATTATATATTACTAAGAAACGTTATGCAGCACTAGTAATTGACAACGAAGGGTTTAGAACTGACGTTGATGGCAAAGCTGGAAAAGTAAAAGCTATGGGCTTAGACTTGCGTAGATCAGATACACCTGTGTTTATGCAAGAGTTTTTAAGTGAACTATTACTAATGGTACTAACAGACAAGCCAGTAGAAGATGTACTAGAACGTATTACTGTATTCCGTAAAGAGTTTAGTGAACGTCCTGGTTGGGAAAAGGGTTCGCCGAAACGTGCTAATAAAATTGGTCACTATCAGCGACTAGAAGAAAAACAAGGCAAGGCAAATATGCCTGGTCATGTACGAGCAAGCATTAACTGGAATACACTTAAACGCATGAATGGCGACAAGTATTCGCAAGAAATTGTTGACGGTATGAAAGTTATTGTTTGTAAATTAAAACAGAACCCACTAGGGTATACAAGTGTTGCTTATCCAACAGATGAGCTTCATATACCTGATTGGTTCAAAGAACTGCCATTTGACGATGCAGCAATGGCAGAAACTATTATTGATAATAAGCTAGACAACTTAATTGGTGTGCTAAACTATCCGTTAGAAGATACAAAGCGTAACAATACGTTTAACAGTTTATTTGATTTTGGAGAATAAATGAAAATTAAAGTAGAGATTGAAATTGATTCTGATAAGCCTGATGATGCAGACTTAGTAGAACAAATAATGGATGTACTAAAAGAACTAAAGGAGAGACAATGAAAGTAAATCTGGATGACATAGGCGGTTATATTGCAAAACAAGATGATAGGTATGTTGTTAAAGACAATCCTTTTGGTAATACACTAGTCCTAAGCAGTACCAGATTACACGGACATAAAGAAACAAGTGGACATAAACATGATGGACAAGAAGAAGTATATTTGTTTATCGAAGGGGCAGGACAAATGCAATTGGATAATGAATTTATCGAAGTAGAAGCAGGCGATGTAGTACCTATCAATGATGGTGTATTCCATAAAGTAATAAATCCACGTGATGCAGACATGTATTTTATTTGCGTCTTTGACGGGCAAAGGAAACACTAATGAAAGTAGGATTTACTTGCAGTACATTTGATCTATTACATGCAGGACATGTAATTATGCTACGTGAAGCGAAAGAGCAATGCGACTATTTGTTAGTGGGGTTACAAGTTGATCCTAGCGTAGATAGAAAAGAAAAGAACTCACCAATACAAACTATTGTAGAACGTTATACACAATTAAAAGCAGTTGGTTATGTAGATGAAATTATCCCTTATGGCACAGAAGAAGATTTAGAAGATATTTTGCAGATGTATCCTATAAACATTAGAATATTAGGAGAAGAATATCGCGATAAGGATTTTACTGGCAAGGATATATGTCGTAGTAGAGATATAGATTTGCATTTTAATAAACGAGATCACCGATTCAGCACAAGTGATTTACGTTCACGAGTAGCTGACACGGAGAAGAAATGACTGACGCAGAAGAAAAGAGATTGGCTATTGAAGCAGACAGAAAATTAGTCAAAGAATGGTTAGCTAAAGGCAACGAAATTACAGTTTATCCATATGGTGCTAGATCTGAAGAAGTAGAATATACTAGTGGTATGTATGCAAAAAGGAAAAAGAAGGGTGAAAAAAGTAAAAAATAAATTTATTTTTGATGTTGACGGAACATTAACTCCGAGCAGGCAAGTAATCGATGAACGATTTGCAGTTTGGTTTAAATCGTTTTGCCAATCAAATGATGTTTATCTTGTTACAGGCAGTGATCGGCCTAAAACGCTCGAACAAATCGGCGAAACAATTTATAATAGCTGTAAACGTGTATATAATTGCAATGGTAATGATGTTTGGGAAAAAGATGTAAATGTTAGATCTAACGATTGGATATTACCAGAAGATGCACACGAGTGGCTTAGTATTGAGCTCACAGAAAGTGATTTCAACTTACGAACAGGATTGCATTTTGAACATCGTCCTGGTATGGTAAATTTTAGTGTTGTTGGTCGCAATGCAACAAAAGAACAAAGAGAAAAATATGTAGTTTATGACTCTTTAACTTCTGAACGTGAAATAATTGCAAGACAATTCAATGCATTGTTTCCTAAGATCAAGGCAACAGTAGGCGGAGAAACAGGTATCGATATATCACCTATCGGCACTGATAAAGCACAAATTATAAAAGACTTTGATGCCGAAGATACTAAATATTTCTTCGGAGATAGAATGGATAAGGACGGAAACGATTATCCTTTAGCACAAGTTGTGAACCACACTAGAGCAGTAAGTAGTTGGCAGCAAACAAGAGAGTATCTACAATTTTTTCAAGAGTCTGGAATAGCATCATGATAGCCGTACAAAAAATACTACTAACAGGTCATAGAGGATTTATTGGTAGTAGATTGCACAAAAGACTATTACACAATGACGTAGTAGGTATCGATTTATTAGACGGACAAGACTTGCTTACTTGTGATTTACCTAACGTAGATTTTGATTTAATTATACACTTAGCAGGACGTTCTGGTGTTCGTGAAAGCATTAATGATCCTGCGGCATATTGGCAGAATAATATAGAAGCAAGTAGGCGATTGTTTGAGCGTTATCCTGAAACACGTATATTGTATGCGAGCAGTTCGAGTGCATACGAACCAGACTTAAATCCTTATGCGGCAAGTAAATATGTGCTAGAAGAATTAGCAGAACGCTATCCAAATACATTAGGTATGAGATTTCATACTGTATGGAGTGACACTCCAAGAAAAGGAATGTTTCTTGATAAACTTTTTAACAATAAATTAGAATACGTAACTAACCATCATCGAGACTTCATACATATTAATGATGTTTGCGATGCTATACAAATACTAATTAATAAACCCCATGTCAAAGGAGTATTAGACATCGGATCAGGTAACCCGATTAAAGTCCGTGACTTAGCACCTGATGCTCCTATTCGTCTAAATACCCCGAACGAAAGGACATTTACATGTGCTAATACAGAAAAAATGAAAAGCTTAGGCTTTAAACCTAAATATAGTATAGAAAACTACTTGACAAACGCTGATAAAGGCATTATACTTAATATAACTAATGGAGAACCCGCATGAAAGACATTTTACAAGACGTTGTTGCTAAAACCCACGCACTAGGCTTTTTAAGCTTAGTAAAGGTAAACAGTGAAAGCGAAGCAACAACTTTCGAAAGTATGGCAGAAGATCGTTCTGTGATTTTAAATTCTACTACGCACTCAGCTGTGTCAGAATTTAACGGCACATTTGGAATGCCTAACCTAGATAAACTAGCATTACATTTAAAAAATCCTGAGTATCAAAAAGATGCTAAAATTGATGTAGTAACTGCTGATAGGAACGGTGAAGTTATTCCTACACATATACACTTTGAAAACGCAAGTGGTGACTTTGAAAATGATTATCGATTTATGAATAAACAGATCATTGAAGAAAAACTTAAAAGTGTAAAATTTAAAGGTGCGTCTTGGAATGTAACATTTCAACCTAGTATGGCAGCAATTGGTAGAATGAAATTGCAAAGTGCGGCACACTCAGAAGAGCCTACATTTAATGTTTCAACTAAAGACAATGACTTAGTGTTTAGCTTTGGTGATGCAAGTACACACGCAGGTACATTTGTTTTTGAAGCTGGTGTCGAAGGTACATTATCTCATACATGGAGTTGGCCTGTTGCACAAGTGCAAGCTATCTTAAATTTAGATGGTGATATTACTATGAGTATTAGTGATCAAGGTGCTATGCAAATTAGTGTAGATAGTGGTTTGGCAAAATATGATTACATACTTCCAGCACAGAGCAAATAAATGACTCCAGCAGAACAAGCACAAAAACAAGCAGAACAAGCTATGGACGGCTTTATGGCTTGGTCTAAGAAAGGCTTGATGTGGAGTGCAATTTTTCTTTGCGTTGTAGTATTTGCATGTAATAACGGTGTTGAGACTGGACCAAATAAAACTGGGTCTCAATATAATGGCGAACAATATTCGCCAATGAATATGGGAAAATAATGATTACAGACTTGACAAAAGCACAACAGGATTACGCAACTTTTTTACCAGCACTTAGCGGGTTCTTTGCAACGTATGTTGGTAAACAGCGACATCCTGATCCTGTGAAAGGTCCGTATGTTGATCCGGCTAGAGTACCTAGCAACTTTCCAAATGGAGTTGAAAGCTTAAACTATCTTAATAAACAAGAAGGTATGTTCCAATACAAATGGTGTTTGTATTCTGCAGGGCATGCCGACTTAGACACAACTAAGTTTGTACCTAAAGAAGATATGGTACGAAACAGAGACAGAGCAAATACTTGGTTATTAGGTGATAGTGGCGGTTTCCAAATTGGTAAAGGCGTTTGGGAAGGAGACTGGAAAGATCCCAACTGTCCTAAAGCACAAAAGAAACGTGACGGTGTTCTTAAATGGATGGATGCTTACATGGACTATGGAATGATACTTGATATTCCAGCTTGGGTAGCACGTTCTCCAGAAGGTGCAAAAGCAACAGGTATTTCAACATATGCAGAAGCAGTAGCCGCAACACGTATTAACAATGATTATTTTATGAAGCACAGAACAGGTGCTTGTAAATTTTTAAATGTATTACAAGGCGAAAATCACGCAGACGCAGATGATTGGTACAATCAAATGAAAGACTACTGCGATCCTAAAGTATATCCAGACACACATTTTAATGGGTGGTCAATGGGTGGTCAGAACATGTGTGATGTACATTTGGTTCTTAAACGTCTAGTTGCATTGAGATTCGACGGACTACTGGAAACAGGCATACATGATGTAATGCACTTCTTAGGTACATCAAAACTAGAGTGGGCTACACTACTAACTGATATACAAAGAGCAGTTCGTAAATATCATAATCCAAACTTTATGATTACATTTGATTGTGCAAGTCCTTTCTTAGCAACTGCTAATGGACAGATTTATTGTGAACTCGAAACACAAGATAGATTGAAATGGGTATATCGAATGGTTCCTAGTATTGATGATAAAGGATTATCACAAGATACTACACCATTTGGCAGTGCATTTGTAAGAGAAGGTAAGCACACTAGCTTTAAAGATTCTCCTATTACTGCTGAACTACAAGCCAAAGATATATGCATATATGGTCCAGGAGATCTAAATAAAATAGGTAAAGAAGGAAAAACATCTTGGGATAGTTTTTCATATGCGATCCAAATGGGTCATAATGTATGGAGTCATATTAATGCAGTACAAGAAGCAAATAGACAATACGACAATGGAATCATTCCGAACATGCTTGTTGAAGAACGTTTCGACAGGTTATTTTTTAGAGATGTTGTGGAAGCAATATTCGCAACTGACAGTCGAGACGAAGCGAATGCAGTAATTGAAGAATTTTCAAAATTCTGGATGTCAATACCAGGTACTAGAGGTGCTATTGGTAAAAAGACTGTTAATGCACAAACCTACTTTAATTCATTGTTTGACACAGACGATAATGTTGAAGAAGAACAAGAGCAGGAACTTAATGAAGAAAAGTTAGAGGTACTAGAGGATGAGCAACTTCACAGCGAAGCATGAAAAATATGCAATATACCTACAAGAACTTTATAAAAAGCATAGAACACTGGACAAAGAAATTATCGAAGGATATAAAAAATTAATGCCAGATCAAGAACTTGTAGTACTCAAAACAAAAAAATTATGGTTTAAAGACGAAATACATCGAATTGAAAAGAAACTTGTTGACCTAGGACCTATATCATGAAAAGAAATTATGACGCAGGCGAGTTTGATAACGTAACATACTTTACTGGTACAGAAGTAGAGCATACTCCTGCATATGGTATGTATACATTGTTTGTAACAGGAGTACAACCTGTTAAAGATATCGAAGAACAACTATTGGCATATAATCAAGTAGAACATATTTTCTTTGGTGCTAATCATAGTGTGCAAGCAAATAAGGTCGGACCTGGTTGGGGAGAAATGATTACACACTTCTTAAAACAAGATTATTGGTGTAGTTTAGATATTCCGATTACTTGTGCAGAAGAGATTTTAGAAGACGGTCTCACAGAGTACGACAATTTTATTCCGCAAATCCGTGTTCCGATTCCATATGTAAAACTATGGAACTACAACACTATGATTAAAATTGATGACAAAGGATTTGCCGCAACTAATCCAGGTGTTTGGAGTCACAGACTTCATGACTTGATGGATGCAAATAAATTTACTAATTGGTCCAAATATGGCCTTGACAAACCTATTAAATGAAAGTATACTAATAATATGGTAGAAGATGAACACACATCACCAGTTTTTGAAAAAGGTTACCCATCGTATGATGCAGTCAATCGTGAAAGCTATCATGATTACATGGGTAGACGAATGAGAGAGGAAGATGCTAAAATGCAAAAAGAAAATGCACTAAATAATGCACAACGAAGTATATGGGTTACATTCTCAAAGGAAGGTATTCATTGTTATCCGGCAGCATTAGATGATCCCAAACTTGCAACAGGTGGGTGGGATGATGTTAGTTTTCTTGGTCATCCTCATCGTCACATTTTCCACTTCAGGGTGCGTATTGAGGTGTTTCACGATGATAGAGACATTGAATTCATTCAGTTCAAGCGATGGCTTGAAAGACTATACAGTGATTCCGCTGAAGGTCAAGTGCTTGTTCTAGATCATAAATCCTGCGAAATGATTGCAGATGAACTATATAAAGAAATTTCAAATCGACATCCCGGCCGTTTTGTCGAAATTGAAGTAAGTGAAGATAACGAAAACGGCTGTTCAATTTTTTATCCAAATAGTTAATGACAAAAGGAAGAATTATACTATGTCTATTAAAAACCCGGTTGTGGCAAAGATCTTCAACGACCTCGACGCTTATCGCGACTATTGCCGCTTTGAGGGAAAGAAGTTTGATGAAAAAGCTCTTTACAAAAAGAGCGATCCAAACTGGCAAGCTTACGAAAGGTATCGTGGGTGGCTTCGTGCTAAGAAGGCCGGCTTTAATAAAAGGAAGTAACTAATGACAATTCATATTGTAGATATCGAAGCAGTTGATACTCGTTACACTGCACAATGGAAGGAGCATCTTCCAAAGCAATTAAAGCGAGCTACAAATGAAGAAGTTTTAGTTATAAGTGGAGGGGAAACGCCTCAGGCAACTACGCCTGGAGCTTTCCTTAATTTCGGAGGAACAAATGTATATAAAAGCAAGCAACTCGAACAAATCGGTGAGCTTTTCTGCAAAGGAAAGATTAGTGATGGCGACTATTTTTTGTATACCGACGCTTGGAACCCTACTGTTATACAGCTTCGTTATATGGCAGAGCTACTAGGTGTTGACATTTATATTGGTGGCATGTGGCATGCAGGTAGTTATGATCCACAAGACTTTTTAGGTAGACTCATAGGTGATAAACCTTGGGTTAGGCTTGCAGAAGCAAGTATGTATGAGTGTTATGATCATAATTTTTTTGCAACCGAATTCCACATTGATATGTTCGAAGATGCCTTTGCATCAGCTGAATTAGACTTTGAAAGAAAAAGTGTACGTGTTGGATGGCCTATGGAGTATCTTTGTACTTCTTTAGAGCAATATCGACATATGGAAAAACGTGATGTAATATTATTTCCACATAGAATTGCTCCTGAAAAGCAAGTTGATATCTTTAATGATCTTCGACAGTCACTTCCACAATATGATTTTATTGTATGCCAAGAGCAACAACTAACAAAGAATGAATATCATAATTTACTTGGTGAAGCTAAGATGGTGTTTAGTGCAAACTTACAGGAAACACTAGGTATTAGTTGGTATGAAGGCGCAGTAGTTGATGCAATTCCTATGGTACCAGACAGACTTAGCTATTCAGAAATGGCTACAGATACATTTAAGTATCCAAGTGAATGGACTAAAGATTTTCAAACTTATTTGTTACATAAGCAAGACGTAATAGATAAAATAATTGAGTACATGGAAAATTATGACGACTATCTTCCAGCTTTACAAAAGCAAACTAACAAACTTAAGAAAAACTTTTTTAGTGGCAAGGATCTTTACGAGGAGATTAAAGGTGAGTAATAACGATGATTGGAAAGAGCAGTTAGATATTTTTACAAATGATAATGATTATACTATAAAACTTACTGGTGTAAGTGATACTATTGATACTAGTTATATCGACAGTTCTGCTACAATGAGCTCTTGGACAACTGATACACTTACAATTGGTAGTAATCCTGCATCAACATTTACAATCAGTACTGGTGGTGATATTACATTTGGTAGTGATGATATTACTTTAACTACACACGATCCAGTAGATTTTGTAGACCAATTACCTACTTTAAATAAAATACAAGACATGTGTGCAGAGTATCCAGGATTGAGCAAAGCATTTGATAATTTTAAAGTTACTTACAAAATGGTTCATCAAGATTGGATGGGGAAGAAAAAAGTAAATGATTAGTTTTTTCAAAAACAGAAAAAGAGTAATTTACGATAGAGCAGGTAAAATTCCTTATCTTATAAGATACTATCTATTTTTAAAAGATCGTACATGGTTTCCTTTTAACTTTACTCTACACAAAGTTTTAAAGAGTGACGAAGAAGTGTTACATGATCATCCATGGTCTTATGCAACACTAATTCTTAAAGGCGGTTACTATGAGCATATACCTATTCGATCACGAGAAGGTGCTGTTGTAGGTAGTAAGTCAGTATGGCGAGGACCAGGGCATTTTAGATATCGTGATTCAGATGATCTACATTGGTTAGAATTAGCTAAAGACGAAGATGGTAATGAAATACCTTGTTGGAGTCTTTTTTATATGGGTAAGAAAGCAAAAAGCTGGGGCTTTATGCCTTTTAAGTTTGGCACTTCTTATTCAGACGGTGGTTATACTTGGGTAGACAGTGAGGAGTATTTAAATGGTAATCAATAAGCATTTCTATAGTTGGAAAGACGTTGAAACAATGTGTACAGAAATTGTAACTACAATGTATACAAGTAACTATAAGCCTGATTATATTGTAGGTATTACAAGGGGTGGCAATGTTCCCGCTACAATTATTAGTAACATGACTGGTATACCATGTGAAGCAATTAAAGTTAGCCTACGTGACGGTAGCATATTAGAAAGTAACTGTTCAATGGCCGAAGATGCATTTGGCATTGTTCCTTATAATGAGCAAGGAACATATAAAAGCAGATGGGATCCTGATAGACGAAAAAAGATTCTTATTGTAGACGATATCAATGACACTGGTGCTACTTTTAATTGGATTAGAAATGACTGGATGTCAGGTTGTTTCCCCCATGAAGATAATGCTTGGGCAAGTGTTTGGGGCAACAGTGTAAAGTTTGCAGTGCTTACAGAAAACTTAGCTAGCGACTTCCATCATACTAATTTTTATGCCCACGAAGTAAACAAAGCTGAGGAAGATGTTTGGTTAGTTTACCCTTGGGAAAACGTAGGTAAATACGAATGAAAGCTGATACACTAACATTAGCACAACAAGACAACAGAGCTCCGTGGACAGATGTCGAATTGGAGACACGAGATTTCATAGTATATAAAGATGCTTATCCGGTTACAGAAGGACATACTCTTATCGTACCTAGAGAAGCAACACAAGAGAATATCCTCAAGTGTTTTAATTATGCAGTTACTATGGGTTACGACAATGTGCAAAGTAATAGAAACAATATTACTGGATACAATGTCGGGTTGAATGTAGGCGAGAGTGCAGGGCAAACTTGCATGTACCCCCACGTGCATTTGATTTTTAGAAGAGATGGTGACACTAAAGACCCACGTGGTGGCGTTAGACATGTTATTCCAGAAAAAGGTAATTACCAGTTAAGTTAACCAAATATTGGAGAAAGGTATGGATAATTTGAAGCAACAAATGGTGAATGCAGCTATCAAACACGCCGAGGCGGAGTTAGAGTTGCATAAGACTAACATCGAAGTTTACATGCAAAAGGTTGTAGGCATTGGTGAACATTCTGATATCATTGAAACGATACAGAAAGAGCTTGATCAAATGGCGGCCGCACAAGACCGTATTGATATGCTAGAAAAGTATTTTGTATAAAATACTTGACAAAAACCTAAATACAATGTATAATAATATTATTGTGCATTGTATTTTATTATTAATGGCAATCCACTGCCTTAACATCGGAGATATAAAACGTGAGCAAAGTAGAAGAAATTAAAACAAAGCTAGAAGAAGCTGGTATTAGATACTGGGCTAATGATAACATTAGTGAAGTACTTGAAGAAGGCGACAAGCAACAACTAATTGAAGAAGCAGTTCCTGCTTTCGAAAATGTATTACAAACACTGTTAATTGATACAAAAACAGATCCTAACAGTCAAGACACCGCAAGGCGTATGGCTAAGATGTACATTAATGAAATTATGTCTGGTCGTTATGATACAATGCCTAACCCAAGTGCATTTCCTAACTACATTGAAGGTGGTTATGAAGGTATGTTGGTTGTGCGTAGTGAACTTACAAGTTTATGTTCGCATCATCACCAAACAGTAAAAGGTGTGGCATACATTGGTATTATTGCAGGTCCTAAACTATTAGGTCTTAGCAAGTACACACGTATTGCACAATGGTGTGCTATGCGAGGAACACTACAAGAAGAGCTTAATGTTATGATTGCAAATGCAATACAAGAGCAAACTGGTAGTGAACACGTTGGCGTATACGTACAAGCGACACATGGTTGTTGTGAGAACAGAGGTATTAGAGCAAAAAGTAGTCTAACACAAACAACTGTATTGCGTGGTGCATTTAAAGACGATCCTGCAACTAAAAAAGAGTTTATCGATAATGTTAAACTTCAGCAGGAGTTCGCGTGTGGGAAATAAGCTTAGATACTCAGAAGCTTTTTACTCTGTACAAGGTGAAGGTAGATTTGTAGGAGTCCCTAGTGTATTCCTACGTACCTTCGGTTGTAACTTTCGTTGTATGAATTTTGGTACAGATGAAACAAGAGATCGTTGGGAACAACACAAAGCAGGTAAAAAGCATAATGCAGAGGTTGCAGAATTAATTGCAAAAGATGTACATAAAACAACTGTAGACTTTAACGATTTGCCTATTATACACACAGGCTGTGATACTTATGCAAGTATCTATCCTGAGTTTAAGCATTTTAATAAGCAAAAAGAAGTAGATGAAGTAGTAGAACATCTTCTTTCACTTACTCCTGAAGGTAAGTGGACAATGGATAATGGACAAGATATACATTTAATTATGACAGGCGGTGAACCGTTGTTAGCGTGGCAACGGCTTTACATTGAGCTATTCGAACATCCACGCATGCAGGATTTAAAAAATGTTACATTTGAAACAAATACTACGCAACGTCTCAAAGATGATTTCTGCGACTATCTCAGCAATCAAGACAGATTTGAAGTTACTTGGTCTTGTTCCCCAAAACTATCAGTTAGCGGAGAACCTTGGGATACTGCTATTAAGCCTGATGTTGCTAGTGAGTATAGCAATGTGGATGGTAGCAATATCTATCTTAAGTTTGTGGTTGCTACTAAAGATGACTTTGATGAAGTTACTAGAGCTGTCGAAGAGTATCGTAGCGCCGGGGTCGACTGTCCAGTATATCTTATGCCGCTGGGCGGACGTTCGGAAGAGTACAACCTTAATGTTCAAGAAGTTGCGGAGGCGTGTATGGAAAGAGGATGGCGTTTCACCCCAAGACTCCACATATCCTTATTCGGAAATGCATGGGGTACATGATAAAGTCGAACGCGAAAGACAAGAAAAACTATCAAAAGCTATGAAAGCACCGATAGATATAGAAAGGCTAAGACAGAAAGGTTTTTAGGAGAGGATATGAAAAAAGATAAAAGTTGGTTTGCAAACTTTGTAAACAATACATTAGGTAAAAAGAAAGTCGAACCTGAAGTACAAGTGCAATCTACTTCAGAAGAAGAACGTAGGGCAGTGCTTGAACGTGAAAAAGAAGAAGCTACTAAAGCAGGTAAGGCTTGGGTAGCAGTTCTTGATACACAACTTAATCCAGAAAATATTAAAAATGGATTCTTTGAATTAGATTGGAACAATCAATTTATTGAAGAACTACTAGATGCAGGGTATCAAGGCGAAACAAATGAAGCTATAGTAGATGCTTGGTTTAAGAGTATTGTAGTACAAATGTTAGAGGAAGAAGGACAGTCTACAGATAGAGATATGGGACATATTAAAATAGTTTCAACAGGAGATGGAAAGTCTGAGGTTAGCTAATGGAAATACTTAGACTTAAAAGTGAGCATCCAATATCTCCTTATGCTCCAGTTTGGAACGCTCCTCTTGGATTTGCACAATGGGATGAAAGCGACAAAGTAGACACTATTCGAGAATTCCTTTTAGCTAAAGAAAAAAAGATTATTAATGACTTACCTTATCGTAATGATGGTAGAACAGGATTAGACGCTAACAATGTTACTACTAGGCATGGTCGATTTAATACATTTGAATTTAAAGATGAATGTCCTGAAATAGGAGATTTACTAAAATGGCTTAAATTTCAATACTTTAACTATATTATGCAAGATGGAACTAGACCATATAATCTACGTATTGGTAGTTGGTTTAATGTAGTACGCAAAGGAGATCGTATTACAAAACATAGGCACAGTGCTATGTTTAGTGCATATTTAAGTGGTAATATGCATTTGGATGACTATGAGACATGTACATACTACGAGCATATGGAGCAAGGTCAAGAGGTATCAAACTTCAAAGGTGGAATGACTCTATTTCCAAGTTACGTCGAACATGCTGTTCCAGAGTATACTGGAACAACTCCAAGGGTAAGTATAGCATTTGATTTATATCTCGATATGCCTCCATATTATAGTGTTGGCGAAAATATAATATCAGAAGAATTTTTCAATATAGAAGATGATTTACAGTCTAACGAAAGTGGTTGACGCAAGCCAGATCTGGTGCTATAATAGTATTATAAATTATTTAAGGATTGACTTATGAGTACATATGTACTAGTAGACACTGCAAATACATTCTTTCGTGCTAGACATGTAGTTCGTGGTGACCTTGACACTAAGGTAGGCATGGCACTACATATTACACTTAACAGCATTAAGAAGGCTTGGCAAGACTTTGATGCTGATCATGTTGTGTTTTGCTTAGAAGGTCGTAGTTGGCGTAAGGACTTTTACGAACCTTACAAACGTAATAGGCAAGTAGCACGTGATGCACTTACAGTAAAAGAAGCAGAAGAAGATACATTGTTTTGGGAGATCTTTGATGAGTTTAAGGACTTTGTTACAGACAAAACTAATTGTACTGTTATGCAACATCCGCAACTAGAAGCAGATGATCTTATTGCAGGCTGGGTACAAGCACATCCTAAAGACACACATGTAATCATTAGTACAGACGGTGACTTTGCACAACTAATTGCTCCTAACTGTAAACAATACAATGGTGTTAGTAATACAACTATCACTCATGAAGGCTATTTTACAGACAAAGGTGAACATGTTATTGATAAGAAAACTAAAGAGCCGAAGCCTGCACCTGTGCCTGCATTTATGTTATTTGAGAAATGTATGCGTGGTGACACTAGCGACAACGTGTTTAGTGCATATCCAGGTGTACGTAAGAAAGGTACTAAAAATAAAGTTGGACTACTAGAAGCATTTGCAGACAAAGACACAAAGGGCTACAACTGGAATAACATGATGCTACAACGTTGGACTGATCATGATGGTGTAGAGCATCGTGTGCTAGAAGATTATCAACGTAATGTTATATTGTGCGATCTCACTGCACAGCCTGATAACATTAGAACTATTATTAACGATACTATAGAAGAAGCAATGACCCCTAAAGAAGTACAACAAGTAGGTATGCGTCTTATGAAGTTCTGTGCTAAGTGGGATATGCAACGTATTGCAGATCAAGCACAGCTATATGCAACCCCTTTACAAGCGAGGTACCCTGTATGACAATAAAAGCAAATACTGTTTTAAAAAATAAATTTTGGATAGTAGAAGATGATGGTAAAAAAGTTGGAACACTAAGTTATAATGACGAACGATACCTATATTCGTGTAATAACGAAACTTGTTTCTTTGACAATACAAAGCAAATTAGTAAAAAATTAGGAACAATACACTGGGACGAGGATGTCCCAAAGACTATAACAACATCAGAAAAAATTGTACACGGTTATCCAACTAGTGTTACACCACATAATACAATGTATGATGTACAACGCAAACTACCTTTGTTTACAAAGTCTTTAAAATCAAATAGTTTGTATTGTGCAGGATATTATATTATTAAGTTTGATAAAGGATGGGTTAAAAGTTTTTGTCCTAAATTAGTTACTGTGGAAAGATATGGATATAAAGGACCGTTTAAAACAGATGTTGAAATGAGATCGGAGTTGTCAATTGCAAACCGTTGAGCCATTAAACACAATACCTTTACAACTTTTTATTCAACAGGTAAAGAGTGCTGAATCTAGTCAATCTAGAGAAATTAAAATAGATATTGCAACAGCCAAAAATTTAGCTTTTACATTAGGAATTGTAATGAGTAGATTAGAAGGCGACTTGGAAAAATTAGTATCACAAAGTAGCCAATCAGATGAAAAAATAGAAATAAATCTTGATGGCGGGTCTGGATGGAAGTAAGATCAATACGTATCGGCGGAGCACAAATTCCAGTAAGAGCAGATATACAAAAAAATATTATCACCATAAAAACTGCAATTGATTGGGCTTCTGAAAATAAAGTTGATTACTTAGTTACTCCTGAAGGAAGTCTTAGTGGGTATGTGCCATATTATAACTTTGAGGATGTACAAGCCGCCCTTACAGAAATAGAAAAATATTCCGCAGAGAAAAAAGTAGGTCTTTGTTTAGGAACAATGTGGCAAGAAGATGAATATTTTGGAAGAGTTAGAAGGAACCAAATACGTTTTTATAATAATGGTGAATTAATTGGTGTAACTAATAAAAGTCATATTATCGAACACGATGCATCATTACCTAATGACTTAGAAAAGGATGGCATTCGAATTCATTGGTTGACTACAGAAAAGTGTAATATACCAATAGTTGGATTAATATGTAATGATCTATGGGGACACAGTTGGTTAGGTGGAAAATGTATTATAAATGAAGCACAAAAAACGGGCGGCGTAGGTCTCTTTATACATAGTACAAACGGCAATAGAGGTAACGATGAAGATGAATACTTCGAAAGGTGGCACGATGCACATTTTAGATTATTGTCTAGAGCTTCACAAATTCCTATCTTTACTGTAGATAATAGCATACATATGACTGGCGAAGAATATCATGGCAAAACTAGTAGTGAAAGTGGAGTAATAATAAACGGAGAATGGGTAACAAATGTTCCTCGAACAGGTACACAATATTTTTACTATGACTTTGCTGGAGGATATATAGGTACTTAACTTCTAAAAGAGATAAATATATGCGTAGTTAATAAGAGGATACGCATATGAGCAGACCAAAACCCACAGTGATATTGGAGCATATTAATAACGATAATTATAAGTCAGATCAAGTGTTAGAAGCTGAAGCTATTTGGGCAGTTTTTTATAAAGATAAACCTTTTAATTTAAAAAGTGCAAACATGCTGACTAACTACCCAGGTCCGAAATACAAGAAAGTTTCTTTTTCCAACCCAGGCCATGCACATAATCTAGCTAAAAAACTAAACGATATGTTTTCAAGTGAAGAGTTTGCTGTTTATAGATTAACAGACGGCGAAGTAGTTATTGAAGAATGAACTGGAAAGAAGCATATACTAAGATCTTTTTAAAAGAACAAGGTAAAAGTGCAAACGAATTGACAATAAAAGAGTTCATGCCACTATGGTGGAAGAACACTAGAAACAAAGGAGCAAGCGGTTTACGATTAACAGATCTAGGATTTGAAGTAGTTAATGAAATAGACTTAGCAACATACGATGTTCCTTATCCAAAAGATATGCCATTAACTACCCAAGTAATTATATTCCTAGATAAATTTATAGATTGTCCATATTACATTAGTCCTCGATCTATTATAGTTACTAATGAAAAGAAAGCAGTCGAACTAACTCTTTTTTCGGGAGATTTAAGAAAATATGGACTTACTAAAGCAATGTCAAGATCAACAGAGAAAGGTGAATAATGTGGTTTCAAGGACAAGTAGAACTTCCCGTCTATAACGAATATAAAAATTTAGCATACGAAAAACGTTCAGCATACGAATATGATATAACAGATTGGAAAAGACAAGGTTATACTCATACTAGTTTTACTGGTGCAATGCATGTAGTAAAAGAAAACTATATCTGGCTTAACAAAATAGCAGAAAAAATTGGCTTGTCAAATTGTGGATTTACATTTTATAAAATGTCTACAGGTGATATAATGCCAAGACACACAGATCATTTTAATACTTACCAAAAAATATTTAATGTAGAAAAATCCAAAGTATGGAGAGCTGTAGTTGTGCTTCAAGATTGGGAGCCTGGACATTATTTTGATATCGAGCATCGTGCTATTGTAAATTACAAACGCGGAGAATTTGTTTTATTTGACGCTTTTTGTGAACATTCTGCAGCTAATCTTGGTCTTAAAGACCGTTATACATTACAAATTACAGGACAACTACCAAGCTTGGAGGCTATATAATGCATACTATAGAACTCTTTGGTATTCCTATTTATAGAAAAATGCTAGAAGGCTCTGGATTAGATATAGTCCAGAAAGAATTATTTGAGGCTTGTGATAGTGTAAAGTTTGCACAAAATAGACACTGGACTAGTAATACACATGAACTAAGTGAAAATCCGTTTAATGAATGTATTCTTACTAAAAATGAGTGTAATAATTTTTTACGACATTTAGACTTTTGTATCAAGCAATATCTTAATACACTTCCTAATTCAGAAGTTTCAAACAATTTAAGTAAACATCCTAATTATAGAATTACTGCAAGTTGGTTCACTAAAACTAAAAAAGGACAACATGCCCATCTTCATTCCCATGGTGATGCTGATATAGCTGGCGTGTATTATGTACAATCAAATAATCAAGATGGTGAACTTAGTTTACGCAATCCTAATGTAATGTTGCAGAGTAATTATGTAATGTCAATGATAAATCCAGATAAACTTATTATGCCAGAAGTAGGTGCATTATATCTTTGGCCAGGAATGATAGAACATCAAACTGCTACTAATAAAACTGATCACGAACGAATAAGCCTTAGCTTTAACATAAGATTTAATTCATTTATGGATCAAGAATAATGTATTACGAATATATTGAAACTGATTTTTCTACAAATATCTGTAATAAAATAAAAAATACTCCTCTTGATAAATTTATATTACGAAACCCTGCATGGAGGAAACTAAGCCACAGTAGTACAATAAAAGAAATGGAAGCTATTGTCGGAGTACGCGATGCCAAAGAACTAATGCGGCGCAAGCTATTAATGCTTCGCAAGTTTCCAGATGCTACTAGACTAGAATTTAGTCAATACAGTTTACCAGATGATCTAGCAGATGAACTGATAGATAGTCTACCTGAATTTTTAAAAGAACTTGGTAGAGACGAAATGGTTCCAATTCTACAAGTTAGCACAGGCGGAACTATGTTATATCCACACAAAGGACACTATCGAAAAGCAAGTATTTTTAAGCTACTACAAGGCGACCAAGAGACTACTACATGGTGGAAGAACACAGAAGACTTTAAAGTAGTAGACGAATATCGCATTCCTGATGTAACTAAGTTAGAAGTAGCAGATCAAGCACAATTAGTAGAAGATAAATGGTTAATTTTTAATCATTTTGAGTGGCATAGTGTGCAAAAATCCAATCCAAACAGTCTACGTATTAATGTAGGAGTCGACTTTAATACACTATCTGCCCAAGATATTTCCAATCTTTTTTCAAAAAAATAGCATTTTCTGGTTGACATTTCCTTAAAAGGTGCTATACTATATGTATAGTTAGAAATTAGCACTGATAACTTACTTGATAACAGATAAGAGGGAAACACAAGATGGAAACTGCAACAGCACTTAGAACCGTAACACCAAATAAAGCAAAGAAGAGCATTAATGTCGCTTTGAAAAAGAAGCGTCCAATCTTCTTATGGGGGCCTCCAGGCATTGGTAAATCCGACATTGTTGGACAAATTACAAATGACTTAGGTAACAGTCATTTGATTGACATTCGATTATCACTATGGGAACCTACAGATATTAAAGGTATTCCGTATTTTGATAGTAATGCAGGTACAATGGTTTGGGCACCTCCTGCAGAACTTCCAAGTGAAGAGTTTGCGGCACAATTTGATTGGGTTGTTCTTTTCTTAGACGAAATGAATTCAGCTGCGCCTAGTGTGCAAGCGGCTGCATATCAGCTTATTCTTAACAGACGTATTGGACAATACAAGCTTCCAGACAATGTTTTAATTATTGCAGCTGGTAATAGAGAAGCTGACAAGGGCGTTACTTACAGAATGCCTGCTCCGTTAGCTAACAGATTTATCCACTTAGAACTTGTAGTTGGTTGGGATGATTGGTTCCAGTGGTCAGTAAATAATAATCAGCACCAAGACGTTGTTGGTTACTTGACATTTGCAAAGAAAGACTTGTATGACTTTGATCCAAAAAGTCCAAGTCGTTCGTTTGCAACACCTCGTTCATGGTCGTTTGTATCCGAATTATTGGATGACGACATTGACGAAACCACATTAACCGATTTGGTTAGTGGTGCAGTTGGTGAAGGACTAGCAGTTAAATTTATGGCACACCGTAAAGTAGCTAGCGAAATGCCCAATCCAACTGAAATACTCGCAGGCAAAGTCACTGAAATGACCAGTAAAGAAATCAGTGCTATGTATTCCCTCACTGTGTCATTATGCTACGAGCTGAAAGAAGCTTGTGATAAAGGTGATAAGAAGTTCGACTCTAAAGTCAATAACTTCCTGCGATTTGCAATGGATAACTTCGATACTGAACTAGTGGTTATGGGCATTAAGCTCGCACTTACACAGTATGCATTACCCATTGATCCAGACGAAGTGGATTGTTTTGATGAATTCCACGAGCGTTATGGCAAATACATTAAGGCCGCACAAGGCGTTTAATGTAATTATGGAGGGGGTTAACGCCCCCTCCATTCTTTTCGGTTGACAAACTATGTATAGATGTTATAATAAGTATATAAAGTTAGAAAAGAGGGTATAAGCACAATGAACGCACTGGCACAAATAGAAACACACTATTCCGATTTAGTTAATTTACATGCTCCAATTTATAATGTTGCAGGTAAAAAACATTGGCAACCTAACCCAGATCTTACTGAAGCAGAATTGGACACAATGCGTGAAGACGTCCAAGATAGAATTATTGTTGCTCGTGTAGGCTTACTCCTTAGACATCCATTTTTTGGTAACATGGCAACACGCCTTAGAATACAATGTGCAGATGACTGGTGCCCTACTGCCGCAGTTGATGGCAGAAACTTATACTTTAATACCCAATTCTTTAATGCACTTTCAAATCGTGAAATTGAATTTGTTATTGCACACGAAATATTACATTGCGTTTTTGATCACCTTATTAGACGTGAAGATCGCGATGCATTAATTTATAATATCGCGGCTGACTATATTGTAAACAATATATTAGTACGTGATCGTATTGGAGAGAAACCAAAGATTATTGATTGCTATCAAGACTTTAAATACGAAAATTGGACTTCTGAAGAAGTATATGATGATATTCACAAGAAATATGACGAAGAAGAACTAAAACAACTTGGTGAATTACTTGACGAACACGTTGACTGGGGTAAAGATCCGGGTGAAGAAGAACAAGGCCAAGGCGCTAGTGCCAACGGTGACGGTGGAACCCAAAAAGGTAAAGGTCGTCCAACTTACAGTGACGAAGAGCTTAGAAAGATACGTGACGAAATCAAAGAGAATATGATTTCCGCGGCACAGAGTGCAGGTGCTGGTAATGTTCCTGCAGGTGTTGAACGTATGATTAAAGAACTTACAGAGCCTAAAATGAACTGGCGTGAAATACTACGTCAGCAGATACAGTCTACTATACGTGATGATTACACTTTTAGTCGTCCAGGCAGAAAAGGTTGGCACACTGGTGCTATACTTCCAGGAATGAACTTTCAAGAAACAATTGATCTATGTATTTGTATTGATATGTCAGGTTCAATTGGTGATGTGCAAGCCAAAGACTTCTTAAGCGAAGTAAAAGGCATTATGGACGAATACAGAGACTACAATATTAAATTGTGGTGCTTCGATACAGAAGTTTATAACGAAGCTGACTTTAGTGCAGATGGCGGAGATAGTCTAGAAGACTATGAAGTAAAAGGTGGAGGCGGCACTGACTTTATGGTTAACTGGACTTATATGAAAGAAAATGACATTCAACCTAAAAAGTTCCTTATGTTTACAGATGGATATGCATGGGACTCATGGGGCGATGAGGATTACTGTGATACAGTATTTGTTATACACAGTAATAGAGATAAAAACTTGCAGGCACCATTTGGTGTTACTGCACACTATGACGAAGCTGCATGATAAAAAATAAAAAACCAAATCCATATGATGTATTTGGAATAAGGAAGGTTAAAACACCTATTCCTTATTTTGAATACGTAAATCTACCATCATCTTATAATATAGAAGAAAGTTTATCTAATTGGATTGACTCTAATCTTCGTAACCGTTATTATATTGGTAGGAAAGTCACTTTAGATAACGACAACAAAGTTAATCAGGTAATTACTATTGGCTTCGAAGAAACCAAAGAAATGAGTTACTTTATGTTGGCTTGTCCACATTTAAAGTATACCTAAAAATTTACGCATAATTAATTATATAGGAGAAAGAAATTATGAGCGAGAATGAAGTAAATGACGCAGTTGATTCTGCAGATGTTGCGGCAGCACTATCAGGAGAACCTGTAGAAGCACCTCAGCAACAAGCACCAGCAGGTCCTGATCTAACTGTACAAGATCTTCAGGCATTAAGAAGCATAATCGACGTTGCTAGTCAACGCGGAGCATTTAAGCCTAACGAAATGATGACAGTTGGTCAAACTTATAATAAATTAGAAGCATTTTTAGAAGCTGTCTCCCAGAATCAACAGGAACAGCCACAAGGAGCATAATATGTTAAAACATGTAGGTCGAATGGCCAAAAATCAAAGAGGAGTTGTTGTAGCTTATAGGGTAGTACCAGGAGAGCCTGATCAAAGTGTTATTGTTGACACTAGTAGTTTAATGGCAGAAGAGCATGACACACTTATTAAAACTGTTGAAGGATCAGCAGGACAAGAAGCAGATGAATTTGCAACTGTAATGGCAAGAACACAACTACCAGACGGTTCTAATATGCTAGCACGATTCCATGCAACAGGCAAAATGATGAAAGTTGCATCAGCTGATGTGGAAATGACTCCTAACAATAATACATCAATAAGCCTTGCTGAACTTAACGAAGTTATTGCAGAACAAAAAGGTGTTACTGTTGCTGATTTAGCATTAGCTGACGAAGCTGGAAACAGACCAGAAGTTGTTACAGAAACTACAGATCCAAGTTTGAGTGCTGAACAGGTTGCAGCAGGTGCAAGCAATGATGGTGTTTTAAGTGATGCTGATTTAGCAGCTCAATATAGGTCACAAGCAGATGCTCTTTTTAAAGAAGCAAAGGCTCTAAGAGAACAGGCAGAAGAGCTAGTTCCTACAAAGAAGAAGACTGCTAAAAAGACCGTAGAGAGTGTCTAAAAATAAACTCCCTACAGAAGTTGTCGACTACTGGCCTGAAGTTTTTGAGCATATCGAAATCAAAGCAGTACCCATCAAATACATATCCAAAGTACAAGTAGTCTTTAAAGACGGCAAAGAATGGCAAATAGATTTAGACGAAGATAAGAAAAAGAAAGAATCTGCTGAAATTGATTTAGAAGAAACACTAAACTTGTTTTTTAATGAATTTAATGATGTAATTAAAACAGTAGAATTTAAGTTAGATACTCCCTCACTTGTAAATGATGTAAAATCTCATACAAAAACCTTTATGAAGAGATCTTAGTTAATATAGTTTATCTTTAAAAAGGTATAAATACTAATAAGAAATAAGTTTCAGGAGTTATAAACATGGCATTAAGGCTAAGACGAGGTACCAACGCTGAGCGTCAGCTTATTACACCAGCAGCGGGCGAACTTATCTACACAACTGATACAAAGTCGTTATATGTTGGTGATGGTACAACTGCTGGCGGTGTTGTAGTACAAGGAAGCGGCGGTGGCGCATCATCACTAAATGATTTAAATGATGTTACACTGGGTAGCATTAGTGATGGGCAAGTTTTAGCATGGTCTTCAAGCGACAACTATTGGACAGCAGTAAACCCTGCAGGTGCAACACTAGGCAATTTAAATAATCATGACGATGTAATATATCCAGATGGTGGCCCGGGTTGGGGTCAGATCCTGATACATGATGGAAGTAACTTTAAAGTTGAACAATTAAAAGACTCACAGATTAGATTAAGTATTGTAGGAAACAATAGTAGTTTATTAGTTGATCATGATAATAATAGACTTATGGGCGATGTATATGGCGGAGATTTATACAAACTTGATGGCACCCAGCTAGTTGATACAAGTACTAGCACTGTTAAAAATATGACCATCGAAGCCGGTGATGGAACAACAGCATATAATCCAACTACTAAATTGTTTACCGGTGATATTATTGGTAATTTCCAAGGTGACATTTTTGATCTTGGTTTAAGGAAGGTATTTGATAAAGCTACAGGCCAATGGTTAGGTGATATACAAGGTGATATATTCAGCTCAACTGATGACTCGTCTAAGATATTAGATAGTTTTAATGCAGTATTTAACGGTACTGTAAATGGTCAATTACTTGGTACTATGAGCGGTAGTGTGTTTGGTGAAGATAGTTCATTACTTGTAGATGGTATTAACAATAAGATTACTGGACAAGTTAGTACACAATTAGGCGTACTAGCTGGCAATATTAAACTAACTTCAGCTACTAGTAAGAATACAATGTTCTTAGAGCAAAATACTGAAAGTAATGTTTTTACAATCACTACTGAAAATACTGCTGGATCGATAGTATTAGGCAGAAGTTCACAAGTTGGCGGTGTTACAGACACAGGCAACAACAGAACACTTGGTGTTTATAATGACGCTGTCACACAAGGTACAACAACAATAAGAACATTTCATGCTTCTGATGCAGGCTACGGAAGTACATATGGTGCATTAAGATCTAGAGGTACAAAGGCTGCACCAACAGCAGTACAATCGGGTGATCAACTCGGAGCATATGCAGCAGCTGGATATAACGGTACAGCTTATAGGGCCTCAGGAGGTATTAGATTCCTTGCTTCGGCAGCTCCAGAGGCAAACAGAATACCAACAAATATTGAATTATACAATTCAGCAGCAAATGGCGATCAAACTGTAGTGCTACAAATTGCACAAACAGATTCTGTAGCATCATTTAGTGGAGCAATCCAGCTTAAAGTAGTTGCTGACGATACTGCAAGGTCAGCGGCTGTAACAACACCAGCTGCAGGTATGATAATCTTTAATAGTACTGGCACTAAATTCCAAGGCTATACTGGCTCAGCTTGGGTAGACTTAAACTAATAGGTTGACAACACAAATTTTTTATAGTACAATAGTACTATGAGAGAGTATATCCAATCTAAAATTCAAAACATTCATGTTACTGATAAATCGTTAGACTACGATGGTAGTGTAACTATCTGTCGTGATTTAATGTCTAAAGTTGATCTTGATCCGTATCAAAAAGTTGATATTGTAAATATGAATACCGGTGACCGTTGGACTACATATGTAATTCCAGGAAACAAAGGTGTGTTTGAACTAAACGGCGGTGGTGCAAGATTAGGCGAAATAGGAGATCCATGTGTAGTCCTTAGTTATACTACTTCTTTTCAATTTGATGGAGCTACAGTAATATACACAAATAAGTACAATACTATTGAAAAGACTATAAACTATGATTGATGAATGTATCAAATTAACGCCTGATCATAAAGATTTATTCTTTAATTTTATAAACGACCAAATTAAATCACATAATTTACAGAACGATTTTCATTGGCAAAATATAAAATTTATAGAACCTAATAGACACATTTATGCTGTATTAAAAAATAAAGAAATACAAGCAATTGTTGCAGGCGAAGATTTACCAAATATGCCGTGGGTGTTATGTGATACATTACTGGCAAGAAAAGACCAAAGCCATTTTGCTAATTTTAGAAACATTTTGAAAGTAATGCAATTCCAATTAAATGAATGTGAGTCTCGAGGCAAATGGGGATTTTTTTGGGTACGCAGTGAAGACATTGAAAGAGCAAACAAAGAAAGAAATACACATAATGTACAAGGCTTAGATGTTTCAAAGTATGGTAAGAAGTATGCTTCAATATATGAAGAAAAATATAATGTTACAGATGCTGCTTTTGTCAAAGCTGGCCATTTAACTGGTAATAAGTTGTATGACTATTGCTTAGGCAACAAACCCTTACCATATGATTCTACTATAAGATTTATTACTATGAAAATAAAGTATACCAATACTATTATGAGGGATAAAATTACTTATGGAGCCTAAAGTAATTATAAATTACCAAAGCAATAATTTAAGGTATACCCTACAAGAACTAACAAATTACAAACTATGTACTTGGCAAGCAAATACTAACTCTCAATTTCCATTGCTAGATAAAATGATACCTAGTGTTCCTGACGGTATAGAACACTATGCTATTAAAGCTAAAGATAGATCAGACCTTGCTAATCAGTTACGTAAAATTATAAATGAAAATAATATAGATTATATATTTCCCTTATATAACGACATGTTGCTTCCTTACATACACGACCTAGTCGGTATCACAAAAGAACAATGTAATATACTATCAAACAAAGAAAATTATACTGCACATGCTTACAATATTGGTATACCAGTACCAATGACTCACACATCTTTACGTAAAACATTCCCTGTAGTAGCAAAACCTGCAAACGGTACAGGCGGCATCGGTATAAAGGTTCTTGAAAATTGGAGTCAATACCGTTATTTTTTAGATGACATACACTATAATGATTTAGATGCAGGTTATATATTCCAAGAATATATAGAAGGACCAACAGTAAGTGTATCGGGCAGAATAGTAAATGGGAAATTTATTTTAGACTGTATATATGATATTGAAATAAGTGATCTTCCATATAGAGCAGAAACAGGATTCACATGGCCTAGTAAATCTAGCACACCAGTACAATCAGATATAAAAGAATATTGCAGAATAATGTGCGAAAGCATAGGATACGATAATGGTCCTTTTATGGCTGACTTTGTTGTTAGAGATGAAGTACCTTATCTAGTAGATTTTAGTCCAAGGTTAAGCACTAGTGGACAAACTATAATAAAATATTCAGCAGACTGTGATTACAATAGAATTGTAATGGATAGTATTACATGCAAATCAGACCTTAGAGTACAACTAGACAAAGCTGTAGTATTCAGACACTTCAATCTTGAAAAAGGAAAATACAATATAAGCATGAAGGAAGGTGCTGAATATAATGAACTATCCATGCCTAATTCACAACAATATCTTAGACGTTTGGATATGCTAGTCGGATTAAATGGTTACGCTATAACTACAGATAAAAGGCTCTTAGATGCCGAGTTAAAGTGGAAAAACGTACTAGCACACATCAACGTAGTTAAACAGGCGTAAAATCTTTTAGTGTAATATAATCAGGTCTTACGGCGCCTGTCGTGGCGTTTTTTACCGTATTATAGCATACAAATAGCACTTTTCTATTTTTATGGCTCTTATTTGCCGTGCTAGCATGCTTTAAATTTGCATGCATCAATATGATATCCCCAGCTTTGCCTGTTACTGTATGACGCTTATATGCGTTCTTAGACGGTGTATTATTAGGTATCTCTGTGCTATTATGCTTTATAGTCCAGTTGCCTTTTGGTGGTTCTTCAACAGGATCCAGATGACTACCTTCTAATACTTCTAGTGGCCCATTTATACTAGTCATATCATCTAAAAGATACAATACACTAATAGCATCTGGATTTGGCATACCGTCATAATGATGCCAATATGTATAATCACTGTGCCATGCATACTCGCCACCGACCCCTGCTAGCTTATAATTAAAGTGTACTTGATGTACATAAATATCATCAACTAATACTTCTTTTACATTAGCTATTGCTGGATTATCGTATACAAAATCTTTCACATCCTTGTTATACCAATGTGGTGCGAATACACTTCTTATACTTCCATCATTTTCGTATATAAACGATTGAGTTCTTTTTTCTAGCACATCATTACTCGCAGAAAGTAATGCAGTTGGATCGAATGCATTACTTAATATTTCATATCCTAATTTGTTTAACATAAATATATTTAACTGATAAATACTAGCATAAGGAGTAAACATGAAAAAAGTCACTATTAGATATCCGCATAATGGAAGACGTATTACACAATTTGTTACTGAAATTATTGATGAATTAGATAATGACAAAACAGCATATGCCAATATGTTTAATGGCCTAAAAACTATGACTGAAAACGGTGACATTTGGTTTAGAAATTATGAACACGAAGGCGAAAATATTAATTGTGTGTTTATTTTAGACTCGGAAACATCAGTAAGTAATTTTGCTCCTCATCGTGCTTATCTAGAATCAGCAACAGGGCACGTAGACACAATTGTAGAAGATATAACGTTTGATGAATTTGCTACTTTTGCTGCTGAACGAGATGAAACGTATGTAGAACATGCAAGGAAAACAGAATTAGATCCTAACTACGAAAATGGATCTGGTGTCTCAGGTTCCGTACTTTAACAGCTCATCAACAAGGTCGTTATAACCTAGTTCAAAAACTCCATTATACTTTTCTTTCAATAAATCAAATTCTTTAAATAATTCATGTTGCATTATTGGAAGTTTTTCTAGTTTTTCCCAACCTGTAAATTTTGCTCGTTTAGACATTTTTAAGTGCTGGGTATATATCATATGTTTACTTGTACGAGTACTAAGCTTGCCAGGATGTTCATTATTTACTAGCTGTATTACTCTAGGTTCCATTAAAAAACTTACTGTCATTTCTGGAGTGTATCTTAGAAAATCTGGAGTGCCTTCAAGATGCAACAAAGAAAACCAATTCATATAGCTGTTTACACGTTCAGTTTCTTCCCAGCGCCAATCTCCATCAAAGTTTTTTACATATGGTTCTCCGTTGGCCATTATAACTGTGCCGTCTATTTGTGATATTCCGTGCATAATACTAGGAATTTGGTAAGCACAGCATTTAGCTAAATTAGCTATTTCAATTATTTTCCCGCTGTTTATAAACCAATCCATATCTATATCTATAACTATAGGTTCAATACCGTGTGCTTTGCAATATTCGAATGCATGCTTATTGTCGTGTATGTTATAATCACCATAGCTAATAATTGCAACTTTAAAATCTATTCCAGCATGTCTAAAAATATTAAGCATGTATTCACTATCTAGTCCACCGCTGAATAATAGCACTAAAGGACTATCTGCAGATTCTTTAATTAGTTGTGCCGACCTTATACTTTCAGTAAACCAAGAATTAGGCGTTTGTGTAACTGATTTTAAATGTACTGTCCAGTCTTTTCCGTGACCAGATGTAGTAAAATAATTATTGTGTGTCAGATAGTTTATAGACATAAAGACTTCCAGATAAGTATTATTATGAATGCTTTTGAACCTATAGATGTTGACTTTGATCAACAAAGCCTTTATAACGATCTAATGTCAACAAATATGTTTGACGAAAGCTTTCTTGCTACAGTTATTTACACTGACGGACGAAGTAATTATGACAAAGATGGTTATTTTGAAAAGTACGATGATGTAACTCATTATGATGACAATCGTAACTTAGTAGAAAACAAATATAAAACATTTGTAAACTATAACTTCACACATATACCGGGTATACCAGAAACTTCAAATACATGTTACTTGGAAACATTTAGAGGAAGAAGTCCTATATGGCATGTATATGATACTGCATGGACTTGGAAAGATGATGCGCCACAAAGCTTGATTGACATTGTTAATAAATTTAATTTAGAATACATTAGTTGTGTTAGGCTTGTAGGCCAAACTCCACCTAGCAAAGGTATAGTACATGCCGATGCTAGACATAGAGATAATTTGTTATACTTTAAAAATGGCGGTGTTGCTATCACGCTAAATGTTTCTGACGGAGGCGGCCACTTACAGTATAGAGTAGGCAATGAAATGTTTGAAGTAGACGAATCAAAATATAAATGCTGGCACTTCGACGATAGTTTGCCGCACTGTACAACAGAAATATTTTCACCTAGAGTACAAATAAGAATATTTGGTAGAAAGAAATAAATGGATTGGAAAAATTTAATATTCTCGCCACTAGACCTCCCTGGCCCACCTGAGGTTGATATGGATGAGTTTGTAGCATGGCATAGCGAACAAAAATCTTACATGCTTAAACACAATCAAAATAAAGTTAACAGTACAAATTTATACGGAGGATATTGTTGGCATATAAGTTGGGCTAAATGGTGGAATACATATAAAACTGAGGAGCCTTGGATATGTGGATTTGATAAACGCTTTCCAGAATTAGTTGAATATCTAAATTTATTTCCATTCAAACAAATGAAAAGTATAAGCTTCCTGAATCAAATTGGAGGAGCAAAAGTTGCACCGCATAGTGATCCAGACGATTGTTGGGGGATGAGATTTTATTTAAAAAATAAAACAAAGGAAGCACTCTACTTTAGTAGGATGAAGGAACCACATAATCATAGGATACGTACTATGGAAGATGATGACGGTACTCCTTTGAAAGAAAGGCGCAATCATTTAGACTTTTGTAGAGATGAAAAAATTTATGCTAAATTTCCGAAAGATCGATGTGCCTGGATGCTTAACAGTTATAGAGCATGGCATGGCTTAGATGAAAATCCTACTCCAACTGGTAGTAGAATAACCTGTGTGATAATAGGAGAATATGATAAGGAGAGATTATATAAACTATTTAATGATAGTACACAAAAGCATAAGGAATACCAAATATGGTACTAGCTTTATATACTCCAATTAACTTACCGGAGGTCGAGTTTGACAGGCAACAATTTATAACATGGCATGAAGCTAATCGTAAACGTACTACAAACAACATTGGACATTGTACAAAAGATTTTATTTCTCCTTGGTTGGTAAGTTTTGCATACCAAAAAGAAAGTGGATGGAATGAAAGTCTACTAAAGGTAATACCTAATTTAAAACATATAGTAGAAAATTATTTGCCATTTACTGATATTACATATATAAATTTTTTAGAACAAAAAATACCTTGTATGCTACACCGAGATAGGACTTCACAGGCAACAATTAATAGTAATGATCAACCAGACTCTTATAAAGCATTCATGGTATACGATAAACCGTTAATGTATTTTCAAAAAGATAAAGATATTGAAGATAAATTGTATATAAAACATCCTAACAATTTAACAAAATGGTTTGCTGTAAATAACTATGATGCCTTACATGCTTCTGATTTGCCTACTGATCCAGACAGAAAAATAATTATGACTATTTCTGGAGAGTTAGATATTATAAAGCATCGTCAAATTTTAAAAATGAGCTTAAAGAAATTTAAAGATTACATTATTACATTGTGAATGTAGTCGTCTACTATTTTTTGTTTTTTTATTTTCATATCTTCAATAGGCATATTTTGCACTAATCCTTCATGCGTACTGTAATGTTCATCTAAGTCTAATCCTAGACTTTCAAAACTACTACAGTTCCATCCTGCTACTTTAACGTGTTGTTGAGCCATACTTCGCAACTTCACAGATAACATTCCTGCCATGTCAGAATTCATATGTTCATTATTCCAGTCTGTAAGCCAATAGTTAGTGTCTACCCTATTATTTTTTATTAATTTTGTTTGACTTATTTTGTAGCCAAACTTTTCTGGATTTCTATCGATAGGAGAATGATATTCATGATGATCTTTTGAATGTATTTGTAATGGATACCAGTTCCACCAATCAATGCTTTTATTATTAATAATTTGTTCGTGAGATTTCCAAATACTTTGAGCTGATTCATGCGGAAGGCCTACAATCATATTACATTGTATTTTTACTTGTCCGTTATTCTTTTCTTTAAGTTTATCAATAGATTCTAATACTTTTTCTATATTCTTGCCCTTTTGGATAGCTTGTCTTGCATCTCTGTTAAGTGTTTCAAGTCCTAAGCTTGCTCCTACTAGTCCAGTTTCTACTAAAAGATCAGCTTGGTCGGGCCATGTTGCTAATAATTCTGGTTTAATATATGTATCGAACTTAATTTTGAAAGGTAAATTAGTTATTACATCATGCATTAATTCTAATTTTTTCATGCTATCATTATATGTATCATCCATAAAACAATAGTAAGTAGTACCGAATTGTTCGTAGTTACGTAAAAACTCGTTTGTCATATCTTCTTTTACTCGAACATAATCAAATTTAGATTTATTATTCAACGGAAAATTACAAAACGCACAATTAAAAATACAACCTCTAGCTATTTCCATAGGTAGTGCTTGAGTTGGACTTATACCATCTTCTGCTTTCCAAACTACTCCTATGTTAGATAAATCTTTTCTATCATATTCATGATTGCTGTCAATAATTTTTTTACCTTTGTAATCTTTCCATTTAGGAGTGCTACCTTTTTGTGCTAAATGATTAGTTACAGATACAACTGCATCATCAGCATACCCTGTAATAAAAATATCAGCCCATGGCAAGAACTCTACCATAGCTTTTGCGCCGCCAATAACTATAGGAACATTATATTTTTTTCTTAATCTCATATAAAAATGAGATCTGTCTGCAAGTAAAGTTGTTGTATTTAGAAATGTGGTGCTAAAACCGACCCATAATGTTTCTTTTCCAACATATTTTTCAAATGCTTTTTGTATATGTTCTTCGGTTAAATTATGATAATGGTCTATAACTTTTACATTATAACCTTGAGATTCTAGTTCTGTGCGTATACGATATGCGCCGAGGGGTTTAAAGATAGAACTGGGACTTTGAAGTATACCTGTAAAGATAATAACATGATACATTATTAATTAAGATGTTTTTAATAATCGTATAACCCAAGCACTCATATCTATTTCCCACCATTTATGAGAAAAGTTCCATCTACCAGGTTTAGCATGATGATTATTGTGCCATCCTTCTCCGAAAGTTAATATTGCAAGCCACCATGTATTTTTGCTTTCTTCTTTAGTCTCAAAATTCCTATATCCCCAAGTATGATTACCATAGTTACTCATTACACTTGCCCATATTTGAATTGCGACCGGAATAACACCAACAAATATAGATAAGTTAGCGCCACCTATTATATATAGTAGTCCTATCCAAGCTAGCATTATTAAGTAGTAATAATTATGTAGTGCTAAATGAAACTTGTTAGTTACTAAGTGTCTTACAGCAAATTTATTCATATCAAATGTATATCTTGGAATTATAACATTCCAAAAACCTAAGTGTGGTGAATGAGGATCACCATCTTTATCTGTGTGCTTATGATGTTCATTATGCACAGCTACCCAACCTATTGAACTACCTGTACCTCCCATCGCTCCAAAAAACGAAAATACATATTCCATCCATTTGTAACGATACTTAAAGCTTCTATGTGTTAGATATCTATGATATGTAATAGTAATTCCTAGACAACCTGTGCAAAAATACATCGCAAGACTTGCTAACCACCATTGTGGAGCAACCGAGCCTAGTGCTGTAAGATATAGCATATAAAGCAACGTGATTGTACTTACTAATTGCCCTACCGGAAAAAGCTGTGTGTTAGATCTAAATATATCTTTTATCATATATATATTTATCAATCAATCTTTTAAGTTTTAAGAACTGTGAAGTTTGGAGTACAGCTGACCAATATACTGTGATTCAAATCTTTCTTTAATTTCTTGGTCTGTGTAAATTGCACAAAGATCCCAATCTATTAATTGTAAATTATCACCATCAATAATTATGTTATCTAATGACCAATCATAGTGAGCATATGGTGCTGTTTCTCTAATATTGTCAATACAAAAGTTATATACTTTTGTAATAAATTCTGGAGTTCTTGGAAACACAGTCATGTCCGATGCAGGAATACCTGGAACTATATTGTAGTCTATCCACATACATTTCTTTAAAACTTTATATCCTAAAATATATCCAGGAACTAGTTTGTTTACCATTTCTACATGCTCTTTTATTGGCAATCTTGTTGCAAACTTATTACTAGCGAAGTTCCAATGTTTTCTATAATGTGTTTTATATTTGTATACTCTTCTTTCTCGACTTCCTGAAATTTTTTTAATTTTAATTAATTTCATTTTTTATAATCTGATATTTTTAATTCAGCAATTATTTGCTTTGTATACTGTACTGTTTTTGGTTCATCGTGCCAAGTAAGATTTTGATATATCTTTTTCGGACCGCCTCCTAGGTGAGATGATCGGCCTTCACTTATGCGTTTGATAAAATTTACTAGCCGTGTATTGTAGTCGTTAAATGTAAGCCAAACTGTTTTATAATTTTGTTCATCATAGTAATCTATTTGTGCAGGAAGTATGTATCTTGCTTGGCACCAATGTCCGCCGCCTCTAAAGTCTGGATGCGTAAATGTTCTTACTCCTATTATTGGTTGATGATTAAAAACATATGCTCCTGCCATTGCTATAGGTGTGTCTTTATGATATAGTATATTAAATATATCAAATCTTTTTTTCTTGTAAAAAGCATATAATAAAGTGTCTGTTCTTTCTTCCCAATCATCTACAGCATAATTTTTTGCAGCAGGATCATTAAGTGTACTTGCATACTGAGATAAACTAACTAGTGCATCGTGTTGTCTATCATTTATAGTTTTTTGTGTAAAAGTTTCTAATCTCATAGTGCCTTCTCAAAAAATAAACTTAATCCTAACTTTCCTTCTATACCTTTTTTTCTAAAATCTGTACTTGCATGTAATTTAAGAGAGTCAAAAACTATTGCGTTGCCTAATTGCCATTTAAATTTATTATCTATACTTAATCCTTGTAACCATTCTGTTTTTAGATGTGGCAACAATTTATCTGTTATTATCTTTGGTATTGATTGTTCTTTTAAGTTATGCACATATTCATAATCATATACAGCAACATTATAATATGTTTCTTGCTCAGGACCACCATTAAAAAACTTTGACGGTCCTTCAAAATATGCTTGTTCAAAACATACTAATTCAGTTAATGAACTTTCTTTATCTTCAGGCCACACTTTAATAGGCATACTAACAGCTTTAAATGCATCTGGAAATGTGTGTGAATCATCGTCGTTATGTATTACATAAGGAACATTAGTATAGAAAAATTGTCCTCCCCAACATCTACATTCATCACCAATTTGTTTTTGTATTTTTTTTATTACACACTTAATAATATCAGAATCGCGAATGTCTTTTAAATTTACTGTAATAGGACCAGTGTTTTTTGTAATAGCACATTCCTGTTTGCTGTTCCACAAACTATATAGATCATTTAACTCCTGTGTAGATAAAAAATTTTCTATACTATAAGCAGGTGACATTCTTTCTTTTAGTTTATGTATGTGTTGATCACGTCGAATAGTTTTAGTAACTATGCCCATTATGTTTCGCCGTGCTTTAGTATGTCCATTACCCTAAAAACATTTTCAAGTGTTTTTGGTATATTCATTACTAGGTGTATGCTATCGGGTACATAACTATGGGTTCTATGAGCTAATTGTGTGTTTACATAATAGCATCTTCCTTCTTCAATTGTACGCATTGTATAGTCATGCTCCCATTGATAACACTCTGCGCCAGTATTTGTAAGAAATGCAATTATTCTAAATGTTCTTCTATTTAATAACACACTATCACGATGATAAGGAAACCAGCCACCTTTATTAACTTTTACTAGTGTACAACGACAAGGGTCTGGCCAAACATCTGTAATTGCTTTCAGACTTGGTAAATCATTATATAGTTGTGTTTTAGTACTAAAGTCAATTTCTACTAATTTTTTCCCTGTGCGTTTTCTTGCTTCAGGAAGACTAATGCTATCAAAAGGTGTGTCTCCTTCTAACCCTATATAGTTAAGTCCTTGTCTATCATTTAATTCACCTTCTCGCGGCAGATACGGCACCCATTTACCGTCATATTTTTTTATTTCGTTTCTAAATTCACCTAATTTTATCTTTACTTTTAATGGTACAAAATCACCTAGTGCAGCTAACTGACTTTCGCAAACTAAATCCATTATTTTAGGGGCAGGTAATGTACCATCTCTAAAAGCTTCTAAATAGCTGAACTTTGCTAGTTCTGCTTTTTCTTCGTTAGTTATCATCTATATCTCCTATATACTGCTCAAACTCAGGAAAATGTTCTAGTAGATTTGTGTTCCGAATTTTATCTAATTTACGTAAGTATTTAAGTCCCTCAAGGAACTCTTTGTGACTATATTGAGGCTGTTTTAGTATATCGAAAACTACTCGTATTGACGGGTGTGTTATATCAGGTCCTATCATCTTACGCATATATTCTTGTTTTATTTCTTTAGGTAAATTAATTGCACGTAAAGTTTCAGGATATGTAACAACATTATTCCAATCTATCGACATCTTAGGATCTAGGCCTACAGACTCTATCCATTCATGCATTTCTTTAACATATCCTGCATTAAGCATTTGTATTGCTGGCACTAGTCTTAAAAATACATGAGGATTACTAGCAAATTTTCTTACGTTAGTATCAAACTTTTTCCAATTGAGTCCTGAACGCACATATGAACCTCTTTCATAAACACCGTCCATACTTATTAGTATAGTCATACTTTTAAATAAATGTGCATTGTCTTGCACAATATCCGGTACTATTGTTCCATTGGTAATAATTAGCATATCAATATTACTGATATTTGGGCTGTCTATAAACATTTGGAACAGACGAGGGAAATCAGGATGTATTAAATTTTCGCCGCCGACTAAATTAAATTTTGGAATACTGTCAATTATTTTTTGTAATTCTGTAAAATAGTCATTACGTGTATCAGGAGTAAACGGTTCTAGTTCTGCTTTGTCGCCTGCACTCCATCCTCGAGGAAATCCGTAATGCTGTTTTGCTTCTGCAGCAATTTTACTACTTGCATTTGCACTACACATTACGCATTTTAAATTACAAATATTTCCTAATACTTTAAAATTTACATATAGTAAGTCATCATACGTGTAATCAATATTTTTTAAATGTTTTATAACATTTATTTTTGCTTTTTTATTATCTTGGTACCTTACATTTTCCGTTTGTCTGCGACTGCGTACACCATCTCTATTATTTTTTAAACATTGACTACATGCATATTTTGTGATGTCGCTAAATTCTTCTATAGGCTTTAACATATCCGATCGAATCTGTTTACTAACATCGCTGTTCCAGTATTCCAAAGGAGTCATTTCTTTAGTATTAAGATCAGTGCGTTCTCTATGTACTTCTCCAATACAACATACTCTAAAAAACCCATCAGCAGTATGGGCCATTTGAATGAACGGATCCATGCACCAAGGAGTTTTATTCATATCTTATCCTTAAATTTTGCTATTTCTGGAAACGTTTGATCAAAATTTAAATTTCTTCTTTTGTCATATTGTTCAATAAATATCAAAAATTCATCGCGGTGTTTTTGTAGATCATCATATTCAACTAGTGCAAGTTTTAATGTACGCATAAACTTATATTTCTCTGATTCGGAAAAATATTTCTTATTAATTTTCATAAATCTTTTAAACTTGATTACTTCAGCATTTCTAAGTTCTTTAGGAAGTATGCGTAAATTTAAATGTTGAGGATAAGTAACATCGTTACTATGCATTGTTACTCTTTTTTCTCCGTATTTAATTTTAAATTTAGTTAGTTCTTGAACTAGATCAGTAAGCGAAGTAAAACTTAATGCATTATTTGTAAGATTAACCTCAACTTTTAGATCAGTTTCAGTTAATATCCTATGCATATTACTCATAAACTTATTATAATCTAATCCGAACCTGCTGTATTCAGCTTTTTTACTCATTGATTCTATACTTGTGGAAATACGCATCCTTAAAGGATCCCAGTTTTGTATTCTATTTACAAACTTGTTGAATATTTTATCAGGTGGGCATAGATTTGTGTTAACCATAACTGTCATACCTAAATCATCTTGTTCAACTTTATCTAATACTTTCCAAAATTCTTTTGACAATAGCGGTTCGCCACCGGTAATAGTTAAATGTTGTAAACTATACTTTAGACCTGCTTCCCACCACTCCCAAAAAGCATCATTATAAGGATTTACTTCTCTGTTAGGTATTGATTCTCTGTCAGCAAACGCAGGTACTCCTTTTATGTCTCCATATTGTGCTATTTCTTCTGCCCAAAGGCTGCTATTTTGAGGACCACAATATGAACATTTAAAATTACATGTCCTATCAAACGCAATATCTAAATGTACAGGAGCATGTGTTAAGTCTTTAGTAATATCATATGGGTTTATATGATGGTATTTCATAAATTTACGACTTTTAATAATTCTATCACTTGTAAAGCCCTGATCTTCTCTAGTCCAACAGTAGCCACACTCTTCTGGCCGTTCACCGTTTAGCATCTGTTGCCTGTATTGTTTTACTTTTTCATTATTTGTTAAAGTTTCATAATTAGCTACTACATCTTCTTTGGGAGTAACTATAGGTCTACAGTGATGGCAACTGTATGATGTGCCTTCATAGGTTCTTACATTAGTTCTAGCCCACTTTGCTATACAAAAGCTAGGACTAATCTTATCTAATTCTTTTTTTGTTTCTTCGTACACTATTCTTTAAATCCAATACGCATAAATCTATTATAACTTGATAATTCTAATTTACCTGAAAATAATTCTCTACGCATTGGTGTTTGTTTTTTAAAATCTTCAAGTGTTTCGCTACAATTTACATGATCAGGTACTTCAAAATAGTCATTACTTTGTACTATAACTAACATGCCGTGAGGTATATGATCATACCATCTCTCAAAATCTAATATATGCTCGCAACTTGTATTAATTACACAATTGGCATCGTCAATTAATTTAATTTCTGTACCATCTGCCTTGTGTGTTACATAATCAAATCTACTGTATCTTAAATCATGTATATCTAAAGTAGCAGCTTTAAATTGCCATTCATTTATTACATACTGTTTATTAACACATTCGGCAATAGGAGCACATGTAGGATCAATATCAAAACTTCTTATTTTATCTATCTTTAATCCTGTCTTAAAAAGCATATCTGCAAGTGTACCGTACCAGCCACCGCACAAAAATATTGTGTCTAATTGTAAACTCTGCTGACCGTTAGTACTAGCAAGTACTAATTTATTAGATTCTATTAAAGATTCTACCAACCAACGTTTGCTTTTTAGTTGTCCCCAACTAAGTGCATCTGAAAAATCTGCATCAAATTGATTAACTGCATTTCTTAAATTTTTAAATAAAGGTTCGTCTGTAAGTACATACATTCTTCCAAACACATCTTTATCATCTTGCCATTCAATCATTAAACTTGTCCTGTAACCAATCGAAATCATTTATTCTACGCAGCTCTTGCGGTGAATCACGGTATTTTTCACCGTATGCTTTGCCTTCTATTGCACCACGTATAGAATATTCTCCAAACGGATTAGTTTTTCCTCTAGTACACCAAGTATTTAGACGTTTATCTGTTTCTAAATCTTTTTGTCTATCGATAACTTTACTACTTAACTTTACACATTCTCTAAAAGCACCTTTCCAAGTATTAAATGGATCTGTGTTAAATGCAGTTACGTTTGCTAATTCTTGTACTGCTTTAAATTTTCCACTGATACTAGTAGTCATATCAGGTTTTGATAGATCCATATCAATAGTTAGCTGCTTAGGAAATAGTTTAACACCTCCATATCCGTAAACAAGGGCATTGACTGCGTTTCTTGCTCTCCACACATGCACATGATCTAATTGGTGTTTAGGAACTTCATAATCAAACTTAAATTCATCAACTATATGTGCATCACCGTCAACAATCCAAAACATTTTAGTAAAACATTTTTTTGCGGCAGCAATATGTGCTTGATGTATTCCTTTAACACCATGCACACGTTTTGCTAACGGAAAACGTTCTTTTAATTTATCGTAATTTTCGTCTGCATTAGGCTCTTGGTAGGAAATGAATACAATATCATACATTTCTTGTGTTACCGTAGTGCCTTACTTCACAGTTATCATTCGTATACTTTCTCCAAGGATCTACAACAACACTATTATTAGGAATGTCACAATATAGTTTATCAGTGTCATCGCCTTCTTCTTGCATATATTTGTATGTTGTACTTGCACTATGCGCCAAAAGCATTACACAAGGTTCCTCTGGTCTATTATCGTCTCCAGTCAATGGATCAATATATGTTGGTTCGAAATCGTATTCTGCACAATAATGGCCTACGAGCAAACTGTAACTGCCGTCAGTATATGGTACACCGGGCTTATATGCTTTGCCGTGTATATAAATTGGCATGTTCTTTTCATTGGCAATATCAACAAGCGTAATTGCTAAATTTTGTGCTTGCATTTCTCTTGCGTTCATAATACTATCAAACAAATCATAACCTAAGTCTAATTCTTGTGCCATATATCGTAGTGCAATATTATCACGAGGATGACATCCTCCTCCGTCGCCCATGCCTGC